GATTGTCCTAACATCTGGATCTTTAGCAATATTCTGCCGGATCTTTCAATGCTTTCCCAGGATCGCTGGAAACTATGGGACATTGATGATACGTTTAATTTGCGGAGAAAAAAAATCTAAAGTAAGTATATAGGATGCCCTATAAAAAAAGCAAGAAGAACATCGCGAACCGTCGCAGATCTCGCCGAAGCGCCCCAAAGGCAAACCTTCGAAAACGCGTGTTGTCTATTATCAACACTCAACGTGAAAATAAATGTGCTATATTTACAAGTGCTAATCAAGTCGTTACTGTTGGGATGCAATCCCAAGCGGACTTACAACGTTTATTTCCCGACATTCCCCAGGGTGCTGGAAGCAACAACAGAATAGGTAATACTATTACAATGACTAAGATGGTTATTAGAGGTTATTACGAGGTCAATTTACCCGTATCGAACTACTCAGATCAACGCCTTCAACTAAGACAACTCATCAATAGTCAAAAGGGATGCAAGAGCGCACGTGCTATATTAGATAATACAGCGGATTATCTTCACAACAACTTATTGGAACCCAGTGCTCCTTATACAGGAACCCCCAATGAGTATATGACGCCCATCAACCGTGACGCATTCTCACCCCGCAGGGATAGACGCTGGACGCTTAAAACTGGTATTCAGTCCTCAGATCCAACTAACAATCAAGTTAGTGGCACCCGTTCATTCGTCTATTTCAACCACACCCTTACATTCGGAAAAGGTAAAAAACTATTTTTCAAAACTGGAGGTGAAACGGAAGCGGAAAACTTTCCGTATTTTTTATCAGACAGCGTTAATCAGTTAGGTTTTAACACAGCACCAATCACATCTGTTCTACGAACAATTACTTGTGCCTGTTATTATTTTGATTCTTAAACAATTATCATAGACCTTATTTAGGAAAAATGATAGGAAACTTTGCCGGAGGCAGACGCGCAGCGTCATAAATTTCGACCAACAACCCAAACGAGACTAGATACATACAAAGAAAACAAATAGTTATGTAAATAACTACCGATGACCTTTGAATATATAATATCTAATTGATCTCACCCCTGAGATCAATTAGATTTTATATATTCATTCTTCATCCCAGTTTTTACGACATTTCGACCAAAATGTTCCAGTTGTTCCACAAAGTTAATATATATATATTTAGGAATACTTATGTGTTTTTCCAGGAACTTGCTTCCGCCATAAGTATTCTTACAGATTTTCTTTTCTAAAACTATTCTATAATGAATAACCCGTGTTGTGGATACGATTTTCGATTCAATGCAGACTGTCTGGATTTCCAGAACATCATTGATATGCTGAAAAAAATTGCAAAGAAATTTACATTTCAGAAGGAGGAAGGTGATAGTGGATACGTCCATTATCAGGGAAGACTTTCGTTAATCAAGAAACGACGCAAGATGGAAGCACTTAAGTTATTTGAGGTGCCACCTAATTACTTTGAACCGACTTCCAACCCAGATTATACCAAGGGGGATGCCTTTTACCAAATGAAAGAAGATACAAGAGTCGATGGTCCCTGGACCGATGAGGATGAACCACTTTATATACCACGACAAATTCGAGAGATGGGAGAATTGAGACCATTCCAGCAGTCAATTGTGGATAAAGCAAACGAGTGGGACACGAGAACAATAAATTTAGTTTATTGCAACAAAGGTAATTTAGGAAAAAGCAGTTTGGTCGGCTATTGCCGAGCACATAGGATCGGACGTGCCCTACCGCCCGTCAATGATTACAAGGATTTGTTACGTATAGTATGCGATCTGCCTACCAGTCGTATGTATATGTTCGATATGCCGAGATCTTTAAATAAGGATCGTCTATATCAGTTCTATTCAGCAGTGGAAACCATAAAGGATGGTTACGCCTATGATGATAGATACTCTTTTAAGGAAAAGAGTTTTGATTGTCCTAACATCTGGATCTTTAGCAATATTCTGCCGGATCTTTCAATGCTTTCCCAGGATCGCTGGAAACTATGGGACATTGATGATACGTTTAATTTGCGGAGAAAAAAAATCTAAA